AGGTGGCAACTACTTTCCCGTCCAATATATGCCGGTTGGGATGGGCTTCAAACTCTTTCGCCATCTCGAGCATATAGAGGATTTTTTCCCGGCTATGCTCGGCAATGGTGACTAAACTTCTGTTTTCCATATCGTTGAATTCATTTGTACTTTTCGAGAGTGTAAAGTTACGGAAAATATGCGGGCTACGGAAATATGCGGGGAAGTTTTTTGCGAAACATGGGCTGTTTTTTTAACCGTGTGGCTTGTTGTCCGGAATGCCACACTTCATCATTCGGAATGCTACACTTCGACAAGGCAAACGCCGCATTTCGCGAATGTTCAAGTGTGGCATTTGCCCTATTCAAGTGCGGCGTTTGCCTTGTCGAAGTGTAGCATTCCGGACAGTGAAGTGTGGTATCTCTTTACACCGTCGCCGTCGTTCTTTTTAACGACAACGTCGTTTTTTCTCTTCTCTTATTCTCTTATCTCCTCTTACGCGCGCGAGGGCAAGTTTTCGTTGTCCCAATCTGTATTATAGCTCATTACGATGTATTTTTCCTTTCCGGTTTTTTCTTCAAGTTTTCTAATTGTTTTGCAATCGTTTTGCATTTCACTGAGAGTTTCCATTAAAATAAACGGGCGTTTTTTTTGCGGATGCCGGAAATCTTATCCTGAAAAAGATATAAAAAGCATAGGCACATCCAATATATTTCCGTACCTTTGCCCTATTATTGAACTTTGATTTTAGCAACTGAAACATGATAAGGAAAGTCGTCAAAATCCTATGGATTTTCATCGCACTGATTTCGCTGGTGTGTGTCTTTATATTCTTTTCCATAGCCAAGGGCTGGATAGGCTATATGCCTCCGGTGGAAGACCTGGAAAATCCGAATTACAAATTTGCCACAGAAGTCTTTTCCGAGGACGGAAAAGTATTGGGTACTTATTCCTATAGTAAGGAAAACCGCGTGTTTGTGGGATACAATGATTTGTCGCCCAATATCATCAACGCCTTGATAGCTACGGAAGATGTACGTTTTGCCGAACATTCGGGCATTGACGCCTACGCCCTGACGCGTGCCGTAGTGAAGCGCGGTATCCTGATGCAGAAGAATGCCGGCGGTGGCAGTACCATCACCCAGCAGCTTTCCAAACAGCTTTATTCTCCCAGTGCCGACAATGTGATGGAACGTCTGTTCCAGAAGCCCATCGAATGGGTGATTGCCGTAAAGCTGGAGCGTTACTATACAAAAGAGGAAATCCTCACCATGTATCTCAACAAGTTCGATTTCCTGAACAATGCGGTAGGCATCAAGACTGCTGCCTTTACCTACTTCGGTTGCGAACCGAAAGATTTGAAGATTGAGGAAGCGGCTACGTTGGTGGGCATGTGCAAGAATCCGTCTCTCTATAATCCGGTGCGCTACAATGAACGTTCCCGTGGACGGCGCAATGTGGTGCTCGACCAGATGCGGAAAGCGGGATATATTACGGAAGCCGAGCGCGACTCCCTCCAGGCATTGCCTCTGAAACTGAAGTACAACCGTGTGGACCACAAGGAAGGGTTGGCCACTTATTTCCGCGAATACCTGCGCGGCGTGCTCACCGCCAAGAAGCCCGACAAGGCCAACTACCGCGGTTGGCAGATGCAGAAATACTACGAGGATTCACTCGACTGGGAGAACAACCCGCTCTTTGGATGGTGCGAAAAGAACACCAAGAAAGACGGTACCAAATACAACCTCTACACCGACGGGCTGAAAATCTATACCACGCTCGACTCGCGTATGCAGCAGTATGCCGAGGATGCCGTGACAGAGCATCTGAAGGAACTGCAAGGTTACTTCTTCAAGGAAAAGAAAGGGGCCAAGAAAGCTCCCTACACCTTCCGTCTGACCCAGGAGCAGGTGGACGAGATTCTGGGACGTGCCATGAGGTTGTCCGACCGCTACCGCATTATGAAGAAAGCCGGAGCCACCGAAGCTGAAATAAAGAAAGCCTTCGATACCCCGGAGGAGATGTCCGTATTCAGTTGGGAAGGGGAGAAAGACACCATTATGACCCCGATGGATTCCATCCGTTACTACAAGTTCTTCCTTCGTGCCGGTTTCATGTCCATGGACCCGCGCAGCGGACATGTCAAGGCATACGTAGGCGGACCGAACTACCATTACTTCCAGTACGATATGGCCATGGTGGGACGCCGCCAGGTAGGTTCTACCATCAAGCCTTTCCTTTATACATTGGCTATGGAGAACGGTTTTTCTCCCTGCGACGAAGTGCGCCACGTGGAATACACGCTGATTGATGAAAACGGAAAACCGTGGACGCCGCGTAATGCCAACAAAAAGCTGATTGGTGACATGGTGACCGTGAAGTGGGGGCTGGCAAACTCGGACAACTGGATTACGGCCTATCTCATGAGCAAGCTGAACCCCTATAATCTGAAACGTCTTATACATACTTTCGGTGTCCGCAACCGTGATATAGTACCTTCCGTTTCACTCTGTCTGGGCCCGTGCGAGATTTCCGTCGGCGAGATGGTAAGTGCCTATACCGCATTCCCCAACAAGGGTATCCGGGTAGCTCCGCTGTTCGTGACCCGCATCGAGGACAATGATGGAAACGTGCTGGCGACCTTTGCTCCCGAAATGCAGGAAGTCATCAGTGTATCCAGCGCTTACAAGATGCTGGTCATGCTGCGTGCCGTTGTCAACGAAGGTACCGGAGGCCGTGTGCGCCGTCTAGGTGTGAAAGCCGACATGGGCGGCAAGACCGGAACGACGAACTACAATGCCGACGGCTGGTTTATGGGCTTCACGCCTTCGCTTGTGTCCGGTTGCTGGGTGGGCGGTGAGGACCGCGACATCCACTTCGATACGATGCTTCACGGACAAGGTGCTTCCATGGCATTGCCTATCTGGACCAAATACATGGTGAAAGTGCTCGGTGACAAATCTCTGGGATATGATGAAAATGAAACATTCCAGTTGCCCGAAGGCTATGACCCGTGCAAGGATGATGTGAATCTGGAAGGAGACACCCATATAGAAGAACCGATAGAGGGACTCGACGAACTGTTTAATTAGTTGAAAGGTGAAAATTGAAAGTGGAAAGGTAAACTTTCAATTTTCACCTTTTCCCCTTTCACCTTAAAAAAATGGATTATACGATTAGTATTGGGAGCAACGAGCAGCGGAGGGAGAACATGGAACTGGCTCGCAGACGCTTGACGGAACTTTTTTCGGGAATACGTTTCTCGGAAGAGGAGGAGACGGTACCTTTGTTCTTTCACCGTCCGAATCTGTTCTCCAATCAGGTGGCATGCTTTGCTTCCGATAATCCGGTAGAGGAAGTCACCGCCTGCCTGAAAGCCATCGAACGGGAAGCCGGAAGGAAGCCCGAGGAGAAGGAGCAGGAAATTGTACGGCTGGATATAGACTTGTTGTCTTGTGACGGGACTGTCTATAAGCCAAAAGATTTGAAACGTGATTATATCCTGCGAGGATTGAAACAACTGTTATAATTAATAAAGAATATAAGGAGATGGGTCGATAGTATATGAACACTTTCGGACACACTCTCATTTTAAAAAACGAAGATTGAAAATGAAATTTTTAGGAATCATACCTGCCCGTTACGCATCTACGCGTTTTCCAGCCAAACCATTGGCGGTGTTAGGTGGAAAAACCGTGATACAGCGAGTATACGAGCAAGTGGCAGGAATCTTGGACGATGCATACGTGGCTACGGACGATGAGCGTATTGAAGCCGCAGTAAAAGCATTCGGAGGAAAGGTGGTAATGACTTCCACCGAACATAAAAGCGGCACCGACCGCTGTCAGGAAGCTTGTACAAAAATAGGAGGACAGTTTGATGTCGTGGTGAATATCCAGGGGGATGAGCCTTTCATCCAGCCTTCGCAGTTACAAGCCGTCAAAGCATGTTTCGACGATCCGGCCACCCAGATAGCCACTCTGGTGAAACCCTTTACGGTAGATAATGGTTTTGAGGCACTGGAAAATGTGAACTCTCCGAAGGTTGTGCTCAACAAAAACAGGAATGCCCTCTATTTTAGCCGTTCCATCATTCCCTACCAGCGCAATGCGGCGAAGGAAGACTGGCTGGAGAACCATACGTATTATAAGCATATCGGCCTTTATGCCTATCGCGTAGAGGTACTGAAAGAGATAACCGCCCTTCCGCAGTCATCCCTCGAGATTGCCGAATCATTGGAACAGCTTCGTTGGTTGGAAAACGGATACACTATCAAAGCAGGTATCACGGATGTGGAAACTATCGGCATAGATACTCCTCAAGATTTGGAACGGGCAGAAGAATTTCTTAAAAGCCATGGGCTGTAAACTAGAAAGCCCATGCTGAACCGAAGTGACCAACCCCGGATTCTTGAACCGGAACAACTGGTGGTGCAAAGGCCGGAACGTATCAAGTTGCCTAATGGCGTGCCATTGAGTGTGCTCAATGCCGGTGACAATGAAGTGACACGTATCGATCTCCTCATGGCAGGCGGCCGATGGCAACAGAAACAGCCCTTGCAGGCGTTGTTTACGAACCGCATGCTTCGCGAGGGAACCCGACGCTACGATGCCGCCCAGATAGCGGAAAAGCTGGACTATTACGGAGCCTGGCTGGAATTGTCCAGTGCATCCGAGTATGCCTATGTCACCCTTTATTCTCTGAATAAATACCTTCCCCAAACGCTTGACATATTGGAGTCTATCGTCAAAGAGCCGGTATTTCCTGAGAAAGAGCTGGGAGTGATTGTAGACAACAATATCCAGCAGTTTCTTGTCAACTCTTCCAAGGTGGACTTTCTGGCGCACCGCGGATTGGTGAAGGCTCTGTACGGCGGGCAGCATCCCGGTGGACGTCTGGTGCAGGAAGAGGATTATCGGCGCATCACTCCTGCGGTGCTACGCGAGTTTTATGACCGTTACTATCATTCCAATAATTGCAGCATCTATCTCTCGGGTAAGGTAACCGGTGATTGCATCCACAGGATAGAGTCCTTGTTTGGCTGCGAGGCTTTCGGTACGGATTTCCGCAAACCGGAGAAGACTGAATTCCATCCGGTTACCACCTCCGGAAAACGTATCTTCATCGAACGTCCGGACGCCCTGCAAAGTGCCGTCCGTATGGGCATGCTTTCCCTGGACCGTAATCATCCGGACTACTTGAAGGCCCGCGTACTGGTCACACTGTTCGGGGGTTATTTTGGCAGTCGCCTGATGTCCAATATCCGGGAAGATAAAGGATACACATACGGTATCTCCGCAGCCATCATGCCCTATCCGGGGCAGGGAGTGTTGGCGGTCAGTGCCGAAGCCGCCAACGAATTTGTGGAGCCTCTTATCGGTGAGGTTTATCATGAAATAGACCGCCTTCAGAACGAGCTGGCTTCCGATGGAGAGCTTTCCATGGTGAAGAACTATATGTTGGGAGACATGTGCCGTAGTTATGAATCTGCATTCTCGTTGGCAGATGCCTGGATTTTTGTGCAGGTATCGGGCTTGCAGGATACCTACTTTGCCGAAGCACTGGATGCTGTCAAGGAGGTTACTCCACAAGAAATCCGTGAACTTGCAGGGCGGCATTTATGCAAAGAGAAATTAAAAGAAATAGTGTGCGGCAAAAAAATGTCATAAAAAGCGGGAGTTATCGCATCATTTTACCGGATAAATCCTACCTTTGTCAATTATCAACTATCAATTATCAATTAATGAAATATCTATATACTGCACTCATTCTGGCTTTCTTATGCCAAGGTGGAGCCACTGCCCAGGAAAAAAAAAGCGGCTTTTTCGATAAAGTGAAAAGTACATTCTCTTCGGAGATAAAGATAGGTACCTATACGTTCAAAGATAACGGGGCCGTCTATACCGGTGAAATAAAAGGCCGCAAGCCCAATGGAAAGGGGAAGACCGTTTTCAAGAACGGCGACGTCTACGAGGGTGAGTATGTGAAGGGCAAGCGTGAAGGCTACGGTACATATATGTTTCCCGACGGTGAAAAGTATGAGGGGCAATGGTTTCAAGACCAGCAGCATGGTAGGGGTATCTACTATTTTATGAATAACAACCGTTATGACGGCATGTGGTTTCAGGATTACCAGCACGGTAAAGGAACCATGTACTATTACAATGGTGATATTTATGAGGGCGACTGGGTGAATGATAAACGCGAAGGCCAAGGAACGTATACCTGGAAGAACGGTTCCAAGTATGTAGGCTCGTGGAAGAATGACAAGAAAGACGGCAAAGGAACACTGACCTGGAATGACGGTTCCAAATATGACGGGGAGTGGAAAAATGATGTCCGGGACGGTAAAGGAACTTTTGAATATGCCAACGGCGACAAATATGTAGGTGACTGGAAGGACGACATGCAGCATGGCAAAGGTATTTACTTTTTCCATACCGGCGACCGTTACGAAGGTTCTTATGTTCAAGGTGAACGTACCGGAGAGGGCATTTATTACCATGCCAGCGGCAACAAGTATGTGGGCAGCTTCAAGGATGGAAAGCAGGAAGGCCACGGCACATTTACGTGGGCAAGCGGCGCCGTTTACGAAGGTAATTGGAAAGATAACCAACGTGACGGATACGGTACTTACAAATGGAATGTAGGTGACTCTTACGAAGGTGAATGGAAAGACAATAAGTTCAACGGCCAAGGTACCCTGATTCAGACCGATGGAACCAAATATAAAGGCGGTTTTGTGAACGGTATGGAAGAAGGTAGCGGTATCCAGGAGGACAAGAACGGAAACCGTTATGAAGGCTTCTTCAAACAAGGCAAGAAACACGGTCCGTTTGTAGAAACAGACAAGAACGGAAAGGTGATACGAAAAGGAACCTACAAGATGGGAAGGCTGGAGAATTAGAATTAAAAATTAGAAATTAAAAATTAAAGGCTGCGCGGTTCTGAAGTGAACATTGCGCAGCCTTTAATTTTTAATTTCTAACCGCGGAGCGGTTAGATAATGTATTGTGAACTGATTGATTCATTGTTCATCACCCGCTTGATGGTTTCGGCGAACATATCGGCAATGCTCAACTGTTTAACCTTGTCACATTTTTTAGAGTAGGGGATACTATCAGTAAATACCATTTCCGTTAGTGCGGATTCTTGTACACGGAAAGAAGCAGGGTCGGACATTACGCAGTGGCTAGCAATGGCACGGACAGATTTGGCTCCTGCTTCCAGCATGATGTTGGCAGCCTTGGTAATGGTTCCTGCTGTATCTACAATATCGTCTACCAATACTACATTCTTGTCTTTTACATCACCGATGATTTGCATGGTGGCAACCACGTTTGCTTTTTCGCGTGTCTTGTTGCACAATACCAGAGGTACACCGAGGTATTTGGAGAATGTGCTGGCGCGTTTTGAACCGCCGACATCCGGGGTGGCGATTACCAAGTCTTCCAGTTTCAAGGATTCAATATAGGGGAGGAATACTGCTGATGCATACAAATGATCCACCGGAATATTGAAGAAACCTTGAATCTGGTCTGCATGAAGGTCCATCGTAATCAGACGGTCGATACCTGCAACAGAGAGCAGGTCGGCCACCAGCTTAGCGCCGATGGAAACACGGGGTTTGTCTTTTCTGTCCTGACGTGCCCAACCGAAGTAAGGGATAACGGCTACAACGCTTTTTGCCGATGCTCTTTTAGCAGCATCAACCATCAGCAGAAGTTCCATCAAGTTGTCAGAATTAGGGAAGGTTGATTGAACCAGGAATACATGCGAGCCACGGATAGATTCCTCATAAGAGACTGCAAACTCACCATCTGCAAAATGGGTGATGTTCATCTTTCCCAGAGGGCAATCAAGGCTAGCGCAGATTTTCTCTGCAAGGTATCTCGAATTTGTTCCGGAGAATACCATAAAGGGTGCTTTTTCGCTCATTTGTGTAATAGATGTTACCTATTTGTTAATTTGCATGCAAAGGTAGGAATTTCCCGTTACATAAAACAAGAGTTATTGTATAAAAATTATTTTTCTTTCCCGGATTTATTCGTAGCTTTGCTTTATGAAACGACTTTCTTTTATATGGTTTGCGGGGTTGTTGTGCCTTTGTACAACAATGGTTTCGTGTGTGGGAACGGCACCCATGAAGGAAGTACGCCTTATCGACTCTCTAAACCAGGTGGCTTATGCTTTTCGTTATAAAAACCTGGATTCATCCTGCCATGCGGCATCAAGGGCCTACCGTGAAGTCAGCCTCTATAAACAAGGAAAAGCGGAAGCATCCAATAATCTGGGCTTTTGTGCTTTTATGCGCATGGATTTTGAGCAGGCCGAAAAGTTTCATATGGATGTCTATAATCTGACCAAGAATGAACTGGAACTCCTTATTGCCGACATCGGTTTGATGAAGATTTATCAGCGGACGGCGTTGAACAAGGAGTTCTACGATTATCGCAATAGTGCCTTGCACCGTATGAAAAGAATAGCGGAGGATGACAATCTGTTTGTGGACCAACACGAGCAAATGCGTTTGAATTATGCCCGTTCGGAATTTTATATTGTATCTGCTGTGTATTATTATTATTTGCAACAGCGTCCGGAAGCTGTAGCCTCTATTAATGAAGTTACTAAAAAACAAGAGTTGCTGGCAGATACCAATCAGCTGTTGTATTATCACTACATCAAAGGTTCTGCTGCCTTATGCGAGGGTGAGACACCGGATGAGCGAAGACTGAGAGAATTTGATGAGCTCTATACCGCATGGCAGTTGGCTTCGCGCAAGGGCTATCTTTACTTTGAGGGCAATGGAGTGCAGGGACTTGCCAACTTGATGGCTTCACCGGATAATTACGCATTTTTTCAAGACCGCCGCTCCCATGCCTTGACACGTTTTGGAGTACCGGTAGATTCGCTGCTTCCCATGCGTCTGGGGCAGTTGGCATTGCAAAAATTCAGCCAATACAAGGATTTGTATCAGATAGCAGGTGCATATGTATCTATCGGCAAATACCTGAATGCCCACAGTCACTATACAGAAGCTCTTGACACGCTAAAACTTGCTCTGGAATGTGTAAATGACCATCACCGCCTTTTCTATGACTGCCACGATAGTTTGGACTGGCTGAAAGCATTTGACCGTCGAGATACGATTTGTGCGGAGAAGGCATGGATGGAGCAGAAACTGAAAACCGTGCCCGAGTGGATTTCACGTATTCGTGAACAGTTGAGCGTTTCGTATGCAGGACTCGGGATGAAAGAAAAATCAGACTATAACCGCAATATTTACCTGGATATCCTTGAAGATACACGCCAGGATAAAGAGCTGGAAAGCCGCTATCAAGCATTGGAAAAGGAGGCGGGGCAGCTCAACGTCGTGTTGTCACTGGTCATTGTGGGCTTCGTGCTTGTATCCCTCTTCTTCTGGTTTTTCAACAAGCGTTCCAAAGACCGGAACAGAGTGCATCTCCGCCGTCTGCAGCTGATGCTGGATATCTGTCAGAAGATAACGGCATCCATTCCGGCAGATGCACAGACTGAGGAGGAAATCGTCGACTCTATCCGGACGGCTGTCTGCCCGGAATTGGAAAAGCTGTTTGGAGTGAAGGACATCCGCATAGACAACGGGCAATTAGTGTTCCCGCGTCGGATGAGCAAGGATGAGCAGGCGATGGTACGGGTGATAACTCCCTATATCCAATGGGCAATCGACAACGGCATGACGTCCATCTCCCTTGGCGACGAACGCCGCAGACTGGAAAAGCAACGCTACATTTACGAGCAGCACATCGCGGGGAACAAACGGCAAAATCTGATAAAGAAAGCATGTATGGCTATTGTCAACGGAATTCACCCGTACATAGACCGTATCATCAACGAAGTGCAGAAACTGACTCAAAAAGGATTCATTAAAGAGGAGCGGATCAAAGAGGAGAAATACCAGTATATCGACGAGTTGGTTACTACCATCAATGAATACAATGATATTCTTGCCCTTTGGATAAAGATGAAGCAAGGAAGCCTTAGCCTGAACATAGAGACGTTCGAATTGAATGAACTTTTCGAGCTGCTTAGGAAGGGAAGCCGTACATTCGAGATGAAGAGACAGTCGTTGGAGGTGCAGCCTACGGATATCCGGGTAAAGGCAGACAAAGCCCTTACATTGTTTATGATAAATACACTGGCGGAGAATGCCCGTAAATATACCCCTCAGGGCGGTATGGTGAAAGTATATGCACGGCAGGAGGAAGATTATGTGGAAATCTCGGTAGAGGATAATGGTTGTGGATTGTCACCGGAAGATGTAGCCCGCATTGTGGGAGAAAAAGTATATGACTCGAAAGCCATCGGTATGAGTGACGCTCCCGACAAGGAGGAATTGAGGAAGAACAAAGGAAGTGGCTTTGGACTGATGAACTGTAAGGGCATCATTGAAAAATATCGCAAGACGAATGATTTGTTCAAGGTCTGTCTATTTAATGTGGAGAGCGGGCTGGGAAAAGGCAGCCGTTTTTATTTCCGTCTGCCTGCCGGTATCCGTAAGTCCGTGTCGGTGTTGCTCGTCGTGTTGTCTTTGTGCATGTCATCCTGCCGGCATGCTGTGGAACAGCCTGCTTCCGGAGAGGTGTTACCGGATTCTTTGGCACTGCTTGCACAGAATGAATACGAAGCTTTGCTGGACGAAGCCTCCGATTATGCCAATGAAGCTTATTACTGCAATGTAGACGGAGAATACGAACTGGCTTTACAATACATAGATTCGGCAATGTATTGCCTGAACGAACATTACAAGCAATACGCCCATCCTATACATCGCTATATGACGCTGACGGGAGACGGGGCGCCTGCGGAACTGGATTGGTGGAACCAGATGTTCAATTCGGATTTCCATGTAATTCTGGATATCAGGAATGAAGCGGCTGTCTCATTTCTTGCATTGAAGCAATGGGATGACTATAGTTATAATAATGCTGCCTACACCACCTTGTACAAACTGTTGGGAGAAGACCAATCCTTGGAAGAATATTGCCGGCAGCTGGAGCGTTCCACCAACAACAAGATGGTGGGCATTTTGCTGGCGGTGATTTTGCTGTTCGTATTGCTGTTGGGATATTACATACTCTACTTCCGTAAACGTCTGGTGAACCGCTGGAATCTGGAGCAAGTACTGGAAATTAATGGAAAGGTGTTCAATGCCTCCTTGTTGCCGGTTTCGGATATGGAGGAAATGTTGCAGCGTGAGGAGGATACATTGAAGGAAATCCCGCGGCAGATTGTAGGTTCCGCTTTTGATGCAGTGAACGAACTTTTGAGTATCGACCGGTTAAGCATAGCTGTATACAACGAGACTACACATAAGCTGGAATACACTTCCAATCCAGTGGAAGATACCGCCGTGGACGAGTTGCCTATCTGGAGGAAATATATGGAGAATTGCTTTGAGCAGCAAGAGTACATATCGGAAAAGGGTATACAAACATTGCCGCTTGTTGTGGATGCGGGAAATATGTGTCGTTGCATAGGTGTGCTGTGTCTGGAACGCAGGGAAGGTACGGAGCAGGAGACCGACCATTTGCTTTTGGAACTGATAGCCCGTTATGTCTCCATTGTAATCTTCAATGCAGTGGTTAAGTTGGCTACGAAATACCGGGACATCGAAGTGGCTCAAGATGAAGCCCGGCGAGCTTCCTGGGAAGACAGTTTGCTGCATGTACAGAACATGGTGCTGGATAATTGTCTTTCGACCATCAAGCATGAAACAATTTATTATCCGAACAAGATAAAGCAGCTGATAGGGAAACTGCGGTCCGGCAAACAGACAGAAGCGGAGGAGCGGGAAACGGTGGTTGCCATCAGCGAATTGATAGAGTATTACAAAGGTATCTTTACGACACTCAGTTCATGCGCTTCCCGCCAGTTGGAAGAGGTGACTTTCAGGCGTGCGACAATATCTGTGCCGGAACTTATGGCTACTGCCGGGAAATATTTCCGCAAAGTGTATAAGGGAAACAAGGCGCATATTGATTTTAAGATACAACCGTTGGAAGGACGGATTACCGGTGACTGGAACCAGTTGCGTTTCCTGCTTGAAAACCTGATAGACGAGGCTTGCTCCGTAACTCTGGATGGAGCTGTCTGTCTGTCGGCCCGGGAAGATGGGGAATTTATACGTTTTCTGTTTACAGATATGCGCAGGGAAAAGACCCGTGAAGAATTGAACCAATTGTTCTATCCCGACTTGTCCCGCATGACGGCCGGTGAGAAAGGAGAACTGTATGGTACGGAATATCTGGTGTGCAAGCAGATTATCCGCGACCATGACGAGTTTGCCGGACGCCGGGGATGCCGTATCAATGCCGAACCGGGAAAGGAAGGAGGTTTTACAATATATTTTACGCTACCGAAAAAATGAAATATGGAAGACAAAAAATTTAAAGTAATCATCGTTGAAGATGTCAAGTTGGAGCTGAAAGGGACGGAAGAGATTTTCCGCCATGAAATTCCCAATGCGGAGGTAATAGGTACTGCTATGACTGAGCAGGAGTTCTGGACATTGATTGAAGCCGGCGTGCCGGATCTTGTTCTGCTGGACTTGGGACTGGGAGGTTCGACCACAATCGGGGTGGACATCTGCCGGAATATCTTCAAGCGTTATCCGGGAGTACATGTGCTGATATTCACGGGAGAAATATTGAATGAGAAGTTATGGGTGGACGTACTTGAAGCCGGTGCCGACGGCATTATCCTGAAAACCGGAGAGTTGCTGACCAAAACCGATGTGCAGGCAGTGATGGCCGGCAAGAAGCTGGTCTTTAACTATCCGATACTGGAGAAGATAGTGGAACGCTTCAAGAAATCTGTCCTGAATGATGCAAAACGTCAGGAAGCAATCATAAGCTATGATATTGATGAGTATGACGAGCGTTTCCTCCGTCATTTGGCACTGGGCTATACCAAAGAAATGATTGCCAATCTTAGGGGAATGCCTTTTGGAGTCAAGTCGCTGGAGAAACGGCAGAATGACTTGGTCGGCCGTCTTTTCCCGCCTAGTGAACGGGTGGGGGTGAATGCCACTCGTCTGGTGGTGCGTGCATTGGAACTTCGAATCTTGAATATAGACAATCTGGAAGCCGACGATGAGTAAACTCCGAATGCCACATCCCGCTACGATGTTCTTCCTGCTGACGCTGGCAGTCATCCTCCTTTCATGGATATTCGATGTCTATGGCCTGAGCGTGCTGCAACCGCAGACTGGAGAAGAAATACGGGTGCAGAGCCTGCTGAGTCCGGAGGGCATACGCTGGCTGCTGCGCCATGTCATAACCAATTTTACGGGATTCGCTCCGTTAGGGCTGGTGATTGTGGCTATGTTCGGAATAGGGGTGGCACAGCATTCGGGTTTCATCGATGCATGTATTCGCAGGGGGGTACGACGTCCACGTGATCCTTGGCGCATTATTCTGCTGGTCATTGTCTTAGGACTGTTGTCCAATATAGTGGGAGATGCAGGATATATCATTCTGTTGCCGATAGCTGCAACTTTGTTCCAGTCTGTCGGTCTGCACCCCATTGGAGGTATAATTACAGCTTATGTTTCAGTCTCTTGTGGCTATAGCGCTAATGTGTTTTTGAGTACATTAGACCCCATGATTGCCTCTGTAACGCAAGAAGCGGCTGATAGGATGAATATTGCTCCGGGGCAGACTGGACCGCTGTGCAATTATTATTTTCTCTTTGTTTCCACGTTCCTGCTTGCATTCATCATTTATCATATTACCCGCAGGAGCTTGTTGCCACGTTTGGGAGAGTACGCAGGGGATATTCATTTTAATGGTTACAAGCAATTGTCACGCAAGGAACGGAGAGCTATGTTGGGAGCTGTATTTGCAGGCTTGCTGTATATTGCCATTATTCTGTGGGCTACATTCTCTTCATGGGGGATATTGCGGAGTGTCAATGGTGGGTTGATTCGTTCTCCGTTTATAGTTGGTATTCTGTTTTTGCTTTCGTTTGGAATAGGTTTGATGGGGATGGTCTATGGTTTTGCCTCCGGCCGATACCGTACGGACGGTGATGTGATAGAAGGACTTACGCAGCCGATGAAACTGCTGGGCGTTTATTTTGTGATAGCTTTCTTTGCCTCACAGATGTTTGCTTGTTTTGAATATTCCCACTTGGACAAGTGCATTGCCATTTTAGGCGCTAATCTGCTGTCCTCCGCCTCTTTGAGTAGTTTATGGATATTGATTCTCTTCATTCTTTTTACGGCGCTGGTCAATCTCTTTATGGTATCTGCCACAGCTAAATGGGCTTTTATGTCTTTCATTTTTGTTCCGGTATTGGCAAGTATGGGCATTTCGCCGGATATGACCCAATGTGCGTTTCGTATAGGTGACAGTGCAACAAATGCCATAACACCTTTTATGTTCTACATGCCACTTGTCTTGACCTATATGCAGCAATATGATAGGCAATCCACTTATGGTTCACTGCTGAAGTATACTTGGAGATATTCTTTAGTCATTCTATTGGCATGGACCACCTTATTTGTACTTTGGTACATCAGCGGTTTGCCATTAGGACTGTAATGTCATAACCGATGAACAGCCCGCTTTCGATAACCCCGGTAATGGCTTTCAGTTTCTGTTCCAAATCAGGAACAATGTTGCTGAGATGAATGTCAAGAATGAAATTACCGTTTTCGGTAAATACCGGACCGTCTTTTCCTTCTGCAAGACGTAGGCTGATTTTTGAAGCTCCCAATAAGCGTATCTCGTTTTCCACATGGGAGAGAGCATGTGGAAACACTTCCACCGGTATGGGGTATTTGCTCCCCAGTTTGCTGACAAGCTTGCTCTCATCGACAATGATGTAAGTCTTACCACTGCTTTTAATGAGAAGTTTCTCCTTAAACATGGCTCCACCACGTCCTTTGATGAGGTTATTATGCGGATCCACTTCGTCTGCACCGTCGAATGTCCAATCCGGACGCTTATTCCACAGAGTAGTTTGCGGCAGGCCAAGCTGTATACATGTCATCGAAATTTCGGCAGATGCCGGAATGATTTCTATATGCAAAGATTCTTGTTTAACTCGTTGAGCTAATGCAAACAAAGTGAGATAAACGGTAGAGCCGGAGCCTGCTCCTATGACATCACCGTCTTTGGCCAGTCCGGCAATCTCCTGGGCTACCAATTCCTTACTCGCCTTATTGCTGATTTTATTTGACCATTGCAATTCTTGTATCAACTGATTTTCCCATTCCATCTCTTTAAAATTTAGTTGTTATTACTCTTTCATTCATTTTCGGGTCAATGCTACTTTTCCTACTTGAATATTCCTCCATATTTTTACTTTTTATAATTAGTAACATTGATAATTTGCAAAATGTTTTAATACATCTGTATATAAATACCGTGTATCTTATTTGTAAAGGTAACTAATCATTACTTTTTATGTAGCAAATGAGCCTTTTATACATAGGTAACGAAAAAAGGTGATACAAAAATTTGCAATATTCGTAAAAAAGCGTACCTTTGCACCGCAATTAAGGCTGGTTCCGTAGCTCAGCTGGATAGAGCAACGCCCTTCTAAGGCGTGGGTCTTGCGTTCGAATCGCAACGGAATCACAAGGAAAAATGCTAATAGGTTCATTGACAACTTGTTAGCATTTTCTTTTTATGCTATCTGCACAACATTTGCACAACTTGCGAATAGGGAAAGAAAAAGCCGGGGAATAATTCCGGCTATATTGTTGTTTTAACCCCACCGCTGATTTTGGGAGTTGGGTCGTATTCTGCTTTTTGTCTTCGTTTCTCGTCCTCGTCTTTAAGGTACTTGTTCCTTATCTCTTTGATGTCATTCGTCATTCCCCATACCTTGAAGAAGAGGATGATTTGCAGTACTCCGAATATTAGGAGTATGATGGTTAGAAAGTCAACCATAATCAGTCTATTTTATAAATCATTAATAAATGTTTCTGCCGCATTTTTTTCTGATAGGGTAAATTTTTGATATTCATTAATTGCTTGCTCAATAAACCCTTTATTTTTTAATACCCTCAATTTATTAAGAAGCCTCTCAAAAGCATCTTTGTCTATCTGGTCTATTTTCTTATAAGTATCAACTACAAACTCAATAGCATCTGTATCGTTCAATCCGGTTTCATCCATGTAATATTTGCAAGCTTCAGGTATTCTGTTTAACCGAATAAACTTTGCGATTATACTTTCCATAGAATCGTCAGTATTATATGGAATATTATTGTAGTCTGATGCTTGTATTTGAAGATGTGTAGTTTCTTTTATGGTATCTTCAGAACATGGGCATCTGTTTTCTAATTCCTTCTTTGCTATGATTAGCTTTTCTTCAAGAACTTTCTTAGTATAAGCTTCTTGTTCTTCTTGCTCTCTTAACTTTTTTGCTTCGTATTCTTTAGTTTCTTTGACTACTGTAACCTCTGCCGAAATTGCGCTATTATACTTTTCTATAATCCTTGCTTTTTCATAATTGTATTCTTCTTCTGATAGAAATCCTTTTTTCCAATAGTCATGAATGTCACTGAGAGCTTTGTACATGAAGTATCTATCTTCAAAGTTATTTTCTATCATAACAGCAGTTCCAGATGCAGATACCATAAACATGGATTTTCCTCCACCGGAAACTTCGTCAAAGTCTATATGTAATCCAACAATAGCATCAGCCTGAAAAGATTTGGCTTTTGCTTTTAATTCAGCCATTACTTCCTTGTATATGGTGTTTAGCTTGTTTTGATAGGTATTAGAGCGTCCGCCAAAAACATCTGTTAGTGATGCTGCAAAATCAGAGAAAAAATTTGCTCCAATAACTATATTCGCATTTACTACACCTAAGTATCGTTTTATTGAATAATTTTCTATATTATTAGTAGTTGTGATTATCATAATCTTAGATATTTAGTTTGTTCTTTAATTCGTTGAACACATCGGGATTTTCAAGTTCTCCCCAGTAGTATTTCTTATAACTGTCTCGGTCAAAGCTCTGCTTTTTCATATAAATAAAGGGGCATATCTTATTGTATAAAACGATAAAAACAAATTTAGCAAAATGAGTTTTTGATTATTTTTTTAGATTAGTATATCCATGAAGATTCAGCTGAATATCTATGACTTTAGCATCTTCTTTGATGCTTTGAGTATAATATTCAGCTATTCTATTTTTGTCTCTTTGATAGAGCTTTTGTTCTCTTGTAGTTGCTTTATTTATGACCTTTTTGCTCATAACGTTGCAAATATAGCTTCTAATTTCGGAATAACTTGCGTATTATCTATATTATTAGAACATAGACTCACACAATTGGTTGTTTTACCATCTTTAGTTTTGCAAACTTTAATATTAAAATTATCTGCATTTTGGCTTAGGCTGACTTTGTATACATAGCTGTTTTTGGGGGCTTCCCAGAATTCTCCACTTGTATCTCTACCATATCTTATATCTAGATTTTCATTAATAGAAGCTAATTCATTTATTATTTGAAGCGTATTGTCATACCTATCATTAGGATTTGGTTCAATACATTTTTTTATTATCTTTTTGAGCTTTTTAGGGATATGTGGTAAATAGCATTTTCGATTTGGGAAAAGACCATTTGATATCATTCTTTTAAAAGCAACATCATCAAGCATTGGATTACCTGTGTTGGGAATCTGTCTATAAAATAACTCATTCCCATTAACCATTCTATATATAGTCAGTCCGGCTTGATATATGTCGTTTTTTATTGTCTGATTCAGGCCCTTCAATTGTTCCGGTGTTATATGCGGAGTATAGCATGCTTGTGCTGTACAGAAACCGTAGGTGTCGGTGTATAGTGCCAATCCAAAGTCCGACAGCATAGCTTCGTTAGAATCCGATATGAGGATATTGTCTGGTTTTATGTCAAAATGAACCAATCCTTTTGAGTGGATATGGTTCAGCCCAGACAGGAACTGTATCGAATACCGGATAACTTCTCTTACTGTCAAGTAACTCCCGTTTGAAATCCTTTTCTTTAGCGAACCGTTCTTGTAAAAAGGCATAGCTACATATATGTTGTCATCGTCTTCGCAAGCGTAGTTCACTTTCACAATGTTGTTATGGTTGTGGGCGTACAATAAGCGCGCTTCTTTGAAATACTCATCGGGGCTTGTAGAGGGATTCTTCTTTATCTCCTTAACTACTATTTCCCCATCCAATTGGTTGTCATGAGCCAAAAAGACCTTTGAATTGCGACCTTCTTGCCCTATTTCTTTTATTTCATCGAAATCTAATCTTACTTTACAGTTTTTCATATCATCATAGATTAAATGCGCTTAATGCCGCTAATAATGATTCTTTTTCTTCTTTGTTGTATTCGCTCCAGTCATCGAAAAATTCACAATCATCCGCCTTGCTCTCAACCAATGGTTTGAAGTGTTCTCGTGCTATGCCAAGTCTGGCAGATATGGTTGAAATCTGTCCCACGTAATACTTTTCAATGCTTGAACTTGCAATCAACTCCTGTATTACAGCTTCCATATTGACCCGTTCGATGGAAATCTTTTGCGCTGTCGCCTCTGTCGCTCTGATGCAAGCCAAATTGACTTGGTTCTCAAATATGATGTCCAAGAATGTGCTCCGAATGAATTTTAGTTGCTCCGGCACCTCAAGGGCAATGGGAACATTGACTTTATCTATCAAGATAATATCTTTGTTTCCATCATTTTCTTTTATTATAGAGTAGATAATGCAATCAGGCTTTACTCTTATTCCGATTGATGTGTTATTCATTATATTTTGTCATTAGTGTCCACTAAAAAATCATAGTCGTTCTTTGAAATTGTTGAAATTCAGTTTGTTGTAATGGTATTTGGTGCGCAACGATTTGAAATTACTTTTGCAGTCTGAATCAGACTGTTATGAATAAAGACAAATATGTTTTTTCTCAATTAGTCACATTTCTTGATGAGTTCAAGTTCTTGCGTATCGTCAAGAAGTATGAAGGCAACAAATACATTAAAAGCTATACCTGTTGGAATCAGTTGCTTACGATGATGTTCGGTCAACTTTCCAACCGTGAGAGTTTAAGAGACCTCATCGTGTCACTGGAGGCTCACACCGGAAAACTCTATCATCTGGGAATCGGCAAGTCCGTAACACGAAGCAATCTTAGCAAGGCTAACGAGCAACGTGACTATCGCATCTTCCAGGAATATGCAACCTTCATGATAGCCGAAGCGCGCAAGCGTAGAATCGAAAGAATCTTTGAGCTTGACGGTCATGTCTATGCTTTTGATTCCACCACGATTGACCTTTGTCTGTCAGTGTTCGAGTGGGCTAAATTCCGCAAGCATAAAGGCGGAATCAAGATGCATACGCTCTACGATGTGGAAGCGGAAGTTCCTGCATTTGTGCATATTACTCCTGCTAATATTCACGATACAAAAGCGATGTCTGTGATTCCTTATGAACGTGGTGCGCATTATATATTTGACCGTGGTTACAACGATTTTGGCAACTTGTATACGATAGACCGCATAGGTGCTTTCTTCGTTGTACGAGCCAAAACCAATGTACGCATCAAGCCCAAAACGTGGAAGCGAAGATTGCCTGAAGGTGTCATTTCTGATGTCATCGGATGTTTTACGGTTTATAAAAGTTCCAAGGATTACCCCGATGAACTTAGAAAGCTCATTGTTGAAGACCCCGAAAGTGGCACACGATACATTTTCCTGACGAACAATCTTGACGCTTCGGCTGAGCTGATTTCTCGGTTATACCGAAATAGATGGAGTGTGGAGCTGTTTTTCAAATGGATTAAACAACACCTTAAGATAAAGAGGTTTTGGGGAACTTCGGAGAATGCTGTACGCATACAAATATATTGTGCCATAATTACTTACTGCCTTGTGGCGATAGTACAACACGATATGAAGTTAGAGCGAAGCATCTACGAAACCTTGCAAATACTCGGCATCTCGCTAACCGATAAAACTCATCTTAGAGATTTGTTCGACAAATCGAATTTCAAAAATATCAAAGAGCTAAATGATTCAAGTGAATCGAATTTATTTAATTTTTAACCGACTAGTGACCAAAAAATTTTTAGTGGACACTAGTGATGGCATCCATCAAATGATTATATTCATCTACTGGCTCATTGATGTAGTTTCCATCCTTATCTTTATCCCAAACATATTTCCGAAGTTCAGTAATAATATTGTAAGAGCGTTCTGTTACAAAGAACTCCATGTCTTTAATCTTATCAATACCCGCTTTGATGGAGCCGGGAAACTTATCTACCGGATAGATATTCACGCCTCTGTTCTTTATCTCTTGAATCAATCGAGGGTCTTGCGAATCGGCAAAAACTTTCATAGAGAAAGGCTTTAACCTATTGGCAATAGCCGACGAAAGCATATCCGTTTCATAGAAAAGTTCATCAACATACAAACGGTTATCAATAATACCACATCTTACAGCAGCGGAAGGATCATTAGTAAAGCCGAAGTCCTGCCCTATTCCTACCTTTTTACATTCCTGCGGGAACTCTTTCACAATTCCCCACTTCTTGAACACAGCACCTTCTGCAACGTCAGCCCACCGGCCGATAACCACATGACCATACTTTTCAGGATTACTCACCTTCATATCCTCTACCTCTTTTAGAAACTCCGGTGAAAGATTCTCCAAATTATCAAAGTAAGTCGTATGAATGTGGAGCACATTCGGATGAGTGGAAATCTGAACTTGTACACCGTCAATCTCCACCAGCTTGTGAGTTTTCTCAATGTATTTCTTGTAGATGAAGTGATTGGAATCGCATGGGTTCATTATGATAATAATCCGGTTCTGAATACCCTTCTTGCGAATGGAGAGCATTATCTTGTCGAACTCATCTTCGCTTGTCCACTCTTCCGCTTCATCGCAGACGAAAGTCGTAATGCCTTGAATGGATTTCAGTTTTGCTGTCTGGTTCCCGGAAGAAGTCTTGATACCCCGGAACATGATACGGCTCTTAGTCATCTTATTGACTATATCCGTCTTTGTGGTCTTGAAATATTTCGTGGTTCCGTCCAAATCTATCTTCTCCATCATTTCGGGGATGATAGACATACCAGCAGAAACCATCGTGTAACGGGTGTAAAGAATCTGATGAACTATCTTCTCTACGGGAGTCATTTCAAAAGTCAACCGCTCAATAAAGGTAGAAGCATTGAAAGACTTTCCGCTACCACGCCCACCGGTGATAAGAATTATAAATTTTTCCTTATCCTCGTATAATGGATGGTAAATTTCTTGAGGTACTATCATTTCAGCTTGTCTTTAATCCAAGAATCAATGTTGATGCCGTGCTCTATGTCTGTTGGAATATCAGCATCTTCATCAATTCTTGGAGCTGGTTTATTCCATTGTTCAGGCTTGCGATTTTTAAGCCAAAAGATACTAGCCGTTGTGTCAGGAGGAATCTCTTGTTCTAATTCCACAATTTCTATCCTTTCATTTTCACACCGCCTACCATTTTCATCGTAATAAACATCTTTCACCTTGATAGCCTGCTGGACTTTTACTTTCATTCCGGTAGCTTTCGTGTAAAGAGTGTTTTCTACTTTCAACTCAAGAGGCGCACGCCCGTTTTTTAATGCTTTGGATAATTCGGGGATTTTACCTTTCAATTCAGAGAAATACGTTTCATTGTAGCCGATGTTTGCAGCAATTTGCTTATCGTCTAATCCATCTCTCGCCCATCCTTCTATACGAATGAGATTATGGGGGTCTTTAAAGTCAAACTTCGGCTTTGCCATATTAATCTACTCTCTCTACCATATCCGATAAAACTTCACCTTTGATATACTTTTCTTGCGGTCTAAATCCGAACCGTTGCAAAAACACTTCTTTATTACTTTGGTTACTGAAAGTAAGAACTACGAATGTATCTACTGATTCTTCATTCTTTGTTTGAGAATGGTTCATTACAGCTTTTCGCATCTCACGTTTATTGTCGTAAATTTCGTTATTCAACTTCATAACCTCCTTATCTGCTTCGCTTGGTTCTTCTATTGAGGGTAAATCTACTTCAACCCCTAAAATACCAACATCGTTAATATCAAGACCCGCGCACTCGAAATCTATATCACTCAACATTGAAGCCAAAATATCTGTATCAAATTCACCCTGAACTTTTGTATTGTTGAAAAATATATTTTGTTCCTTTTCTTCTTTCTCGGACAAATCTATCATAGCAACTGTCAGGTTATAGTCCTTTTTCCTTTCAAGCGAATCAAGGATAGATATACGCTGATGCCCTGACACTATATTCATCGTGTTTTTATTCACCACAATAGTATCAAGAAGTCCCACTCGTTTTATATTATCTTTCAACTTCTTCTTGGCTGAATCTGATATTTTTCGAGGGTTATATTCTGCATTTTTAATTTGCCCACGATTAATAGTAGCAGTTTCAAATTTCTGATATTTACTAACTTCCTCCATACTTGGCTTCTATTAAATTAAATTCTTTGATAATCTTCTTGTAATCCTTCGGATAATGTTCTTTAATGTACAATATTGTTTCAGGGCGGAAATTAATACCCGAACTACCTCTTTTACTCCCCAGCTTCAGCGGTTCCGGTAGTTTATGCAACTTGATATACGAAAGACAATCTTTATTAGTCCAGTTCACGATAGGATAATACTTTTCATAATCAAAATGAATATCTGACTTGGCGGCTTTGTTAAACATGCCTCTACGGACGAAAGAATCAGATATCTTCATTCCATATACGACAACTTCAGTTTGATACTTAATTTTTAGATAGTCTTCAATATCACGTAGCTTCAACCTTTTTAGCCCATCGAGATGCTTCGCACTTAATAAACCTTGCATTTTGAAGTTGTATAAATCAGTATGAGGCAACTGAACTACCTCGACATTTCCATAAGAGCGTGCCCAATTAAAGAAAGGTTCTACTATATCCAGCCCTTTCACATGGTACAAAAAGCAACATACAACCTTTTTAAACTGACTTTGAAGCAAATGCAACAAGACAATGCTATCTTTGCCAGTCGCAGAAAAAAACAATATCGCCGTATCACTTTTCTGTGATGCGTGCAATATTGTTTCTTTCGTTTTCTGCATAATCAAGGCGTTCATTAATCACCTCCAAATGCAACAACAAGGTCAGAACGCTTTTGCGCCCTTGTTCCAAACCCTGATTGATGACCTACTGCCGCTTTACCGGCATTTACCCTACGCCCACGGTTACTAATACCTGTGGTACGATTGATTCTTCTTTTAATTTCTCCGACTCAGCCTATTTTTCACCTTTAAATATTTCTACTATATTGCCTAACTCAAACACTATATGCGCTATGGCGTATTCTTTACCTTTTTCTGTTCCAGTGATAAAATCACCGTTTTCATCAAATAGAAACTCCACACGAGCATCTTTTACTTCAACGATAAGATATGGGCGTTTACCTTTATATTCGCCTGTAACCAGTTTAAGCTTATCATACGATTTAGCTTTAACCATTACTTCTGAATCACCATCTGGAATATCTTCTTCTCTCTCATATTCTTTACCATCAACGATAAAAGAAACGTAATTTTCAACATTACTTGGCTTTATTTCTCGCCTCTCAAAACCTTTTTTACCAGAAAGAATCTCATCAAAAAACTTTTGCTTAATACTAAGCGTTAAAATGTTCATAATCGTGTCATTTTTTTAATTAATATTCATAGTTGCGGAAACAGGACTCGAACCTGTGACCCCCACCAAGTCAAAGTGGTAAGCTAACCAACTGCTCCATTCCGCGATAGTACCCCAAAGATACTACCACAACCGAAGATAACGAAATATCTTCAATCGTTATACACGACAATCGGCTTATTGTCGTGAACTAAGCCATTTGTCCCGTCTTTCTCTACATGCCTCTAAAGTAGGCGCACAACAAGCAAACAGTTCGCCACTTTCAGTACGGTAGTCGTACTGGTACATTCTCACTCTCTTACCTCTCAACTTTGTTGTGTAGGTAGTGTAATTCTCTTTACCTGGCTGGCATACGCTGCAACCGTTCTTGTTTATTGAGTTCATAAGCTATATGATTTAATGATTTACTTATAAATGATATACAGATACTACGTGACTGCAAAAATCTCCATCACCATAAGCTATGATTTCGTATTTATCACCTTTCATATCGACAATGGTGTAATTCATATCCCTTTCGATTACTTCATAATCACCAGGTAAATGATTCTCTATAAAATCATCCATTGAATCCGAATTTGTAAAAAGGGCATATTCTGTTTGCCATCTGTAATATTGCAGACCGTCCAAGACCATTTGTTTAGTCAACATAATCATTTTTTACTTAATGCGTTGGCAATACTTGTTTTTAACAGTTCAATCCACTTAAGATTAAACTCTCTTTCTTCTGGAGAGTTAGTCTCGTTTTCTTTTCGTAATTGAGCTATAAGTAGGGATATTTCTTTTGCGTCCATAATAATCTATATTTAATGTTTCACATTCAATCTCTCTTCACTCGTATAAGCCACAACAAGACCGGTTTCATCATGCTGTATTGTTATGTACTCCTCACCCCTCTCTATAGTAGAGAAGTCGTACGGCGTACATAGCTTACCCAACACTTTGCCCAGTTGTTTCATCAGTGGGGCTTCAGGGCTGATAACTAAAACTAAATCTGCTTTCATAATCGTGTATATTGTGGTAGCCCGAAGGCTACCGGATTAAACTTAGAATTTCTCTATTTTAAGATTGTCGTTAATGACGAACATACGTCCACACTCTAAAATCACGTGGGTATCTGTAATTCGCTTGATTACTCTTACTACATCATCGTGCGATATGCGTGGCGTACCGTCTGCATGACAGCCATTAGACAAATCACCTGATACTCTATATCTCAAACCTACTGTAACTTCATTTACGTTCATAATCTTATATATTGCGCAGGGCTTTTACCCTGCTGGTTAAACTTATAATATCGTAATCTCTTTGTTGCCTATCTCTGTATCTACATTCAGAACCTCGTACTTTTGAGCCTTGTAGTTATAAACAACTTCACAGGTATTGAAGCCTCTGCCATCTTCTCTTTGGTCATAAACAGTATTTATATGCTGATACATTTTATTGCCTAACATGAAGTTTATCTTACCTGATGTACAGAAGTAGAATGCTACTGCATACTTCAATGTTTTCTTTTCATCAATCTTCTTTGTTGCCATGATCGTATATTTAAGCGTTAAT